ATGATTGTATCATAATCAGAATTTAGTTGTGCTATTGATATTTAATTTTTCATATTTTCTAAACAAATACATGGAGATCTGCTTCTAAATTTAATTTTTTGCATAAAAATAAAATCTCCTTCCCTTTTAAGCAGATTTAATAGTTTATATATTAGATTGATTATTATTCTTTAAGCTGCATAACGAATATATTCATATTCAATCATATCGTCCGAAGCATCATAGTATGTACCGGCAGTCATATTAATGTCTGCATGACCTAACAAAATCGCAACATCCTGAAGCGGCATGCCTCGCTTAATCAATTGCGTACATAACGTCCGTCGGAATTTATGCGGATGTGCATATACATTACATGATTTTCCTAAATCTCTTACAATTCGCTCGATTCCGTCTTTTCTTAATTGATCATATGGATGCCTCTTAGAAACAAAAAGTGAAATGTTATTATCTTGTCTGGCTTCTAAATATCTATTCAGATAAATCATTGCCTGATCTGATATAAACACCGTTCGCTCTTTATCTCCTTTACCAATGATCCGCACTTTCTTTCGAATAAAATCTATATCGTTTAGCTTTATACTGCTTAGTTCTGAGACACGACAACCTGTGGATGCTAACATCTCTATCAACGCCCGATCACGAATATCCTTACATGCTATACGCATACGTTCCATTTCATCAGCTGTAAACGCCTTCTTCTTTTTCTTTGTTACTTTGATTTTCTTAATTTTTCGAGTTGGATCTTTGTCAATGTACTCCTCATCAGCCAGCCAACTAAAAAACGAGGATATCGCTGATCGCTTATTGTTTAATGATAAATTCGATATGCCTCTGCTTTGCTTATACGCATATAAAAATCCCCTAATATCGGTTGCATCTATGTCTTTTGCTTCTTTTCCAGTGAAATAATCTACAAACTGTGTTAGATGTAAATTATACTGTTCAATCGTTCTGTTGGATTTATTTTCTACAATCAGCGTTGCAAGGAACGTATCTTTTAGCTTCTTTAAACTGTCATTGTATTCCGTCAATTCCGTCGATTCTTTCTTAATCTGTACATCTCGGAACTCTTCTACCAGCACATTTTCAAGATAATCTAGCTCTTTTTTCTTGATTCTATTGCCCATTTTAATCAAAACATTGCTTATAATTCTGTCACGCATAATACATTCTCCTTTGTGTGTTATGTGTGCATTATACTCTTTTCCGCTGCGGAGGATTCGTAGACTTCCGCAGCTAAATTCTGACTTAAATAACAGAATAGAATTTACAATTACTAGCATAGATTCAAAATATGCATTCACCGGAAACAGTTATAAACATAATGGAAAAGTATATATAAATGGATATTTCCATTGCAATTCTCCTAGTGTTGGGATTACAACTTGTTTTTTTGTTCCAGAAGGTTTTAGACCTAAAATAAAATGCGGATCGGCTTGCTATACCGATGATGATGTTAATTTTAATAATATTGGTGCTGTTAAAATTGACACAAATGGTGATATAACAATATATTTTCCTACAGTGTACTCAACATGTGTATATACCTCCATAGTATATGATATAGATTAATTTAATTTACGATAAATCATAAAATTAATCCTAACAACACCGTTTGTATCACTGGATAATCCTATGTTTATATTTAAATTTGTATTATCCCATTGTAAAGCAGCACCTGTTACCAGACCTTGATACGCATTCCAATCACCGTTGCAAGCTGCTATATATAACTTTTCGTTATTTATGTCTGATATTTGCATGCCTAATGCTTTTGCAATTTCAGACTGACATCTTTGCCAGTAAATCATTTTGTTGCTTGTTCCAGAAAATACTTTTGATAAAAATGCTCTTTCAGAATTTAGTTGTGCTATTGATATTTAATTTTTCATATTTTCCGGTGAATGCATATTTTGAATCTATGCTAGTAATTGTAAATTCTATTCTGTTATTTAAGTCAGAATTTAGCTGCGTAATTTCTGTGTGTGCATCAGCAATCCCTTGTTCCATATGATTAAAATTTTCCGCACTAAGCGGTGTGCTTCCTTTTACCCATGTTTTCTTTGTGTATGCCATTTTTATCTCCTTCCATTTAACAGCAATAAATCTGATCTTCGCTGTTACTGCAGCAATAAATCATCTGCCCTTTTACTAATTCCGCTGTTACATATTTTGTTGTTCCATCTGCTTTTGTGACAGTTAATGTTGTACCACTAGCGGATATGTTTACGATTGCTTTATTCATATCTATCTGCTTTGCTGCGTAAGATTTAATCTTACTCCAAAGTTTTAACAATCCTGTTTCATCTAAGTAATTTGCCATATCAAGCACCTGCCTTTATGTAAGATTTGTATCCATCCAGGTATTTGCGATCGTTGATATACTAAAAATTTCGCCTAATGGATCCCATGCACTGCCATTCCATGCTACATTCATACCAGCACCGCCGTATGTACTAGCAGTTTCGATGTTATAAACATCGCCAACACGTTGTCCTGTTGTCGGCAATTTGTCTGCAGATGCGGCAGAACCGCAATACTTGTACATGTTTGTGATTTCTGATTTTGTAGCATATGTACTCTGGATAGATGAATACGTTGGATATGCATCTAGTTTCTTCTTATCTATCGTGCTCATAAGTCCGTGTGTTGACTGAGTAGCATCTGCATAAGTTGTATTATTATCAGAGCCCCAAACAGCTGTACCATCTGCTCCCCATCTTAGAATCTGTCCAGAACTTCCACCACTTGGAATATGCTTGTTACCAGAAGATGTAGGATGGACATATTTATTTGCACCATCCACGATCCCTGCAAGTTTTGTTTTCTCTGCTGTCGTGTAGTCATTCGTAGATAAACCTTTTCCATTGACTTTATCAACTTTGTTTTTGACTGCATCCGTAATCTTTGCTTTAATCTTCTGCCACAGATATAATACCCCATCAGAATCTAAATAATTTTTATCTGCCATTTTTTCTCCTATTTTAATTTAATAATCCTTCTAGTGTTTCGTTTGTGATAGGTTCCATATCGTTCCCTGATATGTTGTACATTTCTGTACGAACTTCATTTATTTTTGTTTCTAAATTTTGTGACGATTGCACTTGTTTGTCTGTCAATGTACTGATTGTTCTTCCTAGTGTAATCTTATTGTTTGCTGGGTTCTCTAAATCCAATTCATATTTACTTACAAGATAATAAGTGTCTGGATTTCCAAACGTACTCATGATTCCATGCTGTGTAGATATACAAGGAACAAGATCTCCAAGTCTGATTGCGTTAATATCAACGTCGATCATATGCAGATCAACAGCTGTAAGTTCAATCGTGATTGCTAAGTTGATGCACTTCTGCAGATATTTATTTGCTTCTTCCAGTAGTTTGTCTGGATCATATACCTCAGAGAAATCAACCTTGTCATAGATCCATCCATATAGATCTACGGCATCCTGGCTATATACATAATCCGTTCCGTTATGACCATTTGCTGTTGTGATTGTCACGTTATCTTTTCCAACTGGGATAATCGCTGTTTTAATGTCTTCTGCCTTAGAGTATTTCTTCAGATCGAGAAGATTTTCTCCGAAACGAATCACCTGATTACTTACATTTCCATACTGCTTTACATAATCAAGATACCGTATGTTTCCATCATGCCGAACACGAAGATACCCTTCGTATTTCCCTAAGAAATTGGAATTAATAAAATCCCAGGTCTTCTCATAATTTGTCGATAAACTTGAGATCGTAACACTTTCAATATTGATCACGCCGATTTCAAATCGTTTTTCTTCTTCTACCTGCGAATTATGCTCTTGAATCAGTCTTTTAAAAACCTCTATATTGGTATCGGCTGTCCCAGCTTCTGTTGTTTCGGTTCCGTAATTATGCGCACGTTGTACTGAATCTAACAAAAAAGCAAGCTCCCCTTCACAGGAAATCTGCCCTGTGTTTTGAAAATCTTTTTCATCCGTTAAACTTCTTCCGGAAAATAACAGCTCATCATCTTCATAAACATCGATTCGAGATTTTAACTTATTGATATCGTTAACGTGAGGATGCGTTTGTAACATCCCAAAATCAAGATTTCCTGTTTTATTTAGCTCTAATGATATCTTAGGGCTAAGCACCATATAATGCGGATCGCGGACATCGTGCAGTGTTTTCCCGTCACATAGTATCTTATACATTTATAAACTACCTCCTCGATAATCGACAGATACTGTCCCATTTCCTGTAAACGTTAAAAGGTTATCCCCTTCTGATAACCAGATATCGAACACTTTACTTTTGCCCTTTGGAAGATCATAAGTGGCCCCGTTATATGTAACCTGCATCGGTGTATCACATTCGATCACAGGAATCACTCTCTTTCTTCTTCCATAAATATTTAGCTCGTATTTTCCAGAAACTTTGATGCCTCCATATTCACGGATAATATCAGTTTCAAAATTAAAATCATCCCATAACCAATCTTCCAGAGACGAAGCAACTTCATACTTATATGGATCAACTTCTCCGGACATTACAAGCTTTCCATTTATACGATCTGTCTTTTCGACATCAATCGTAAGTCGGCCAATGTAATAAAAAGATGGATCAGTATCGAGTAAGATCTTCATTTTCTTACCAACCAGGTAATTTGCAATGTCCGATACAATAGATCCCCATTCAAAAAAGTCTTCGTCTGGAGTTTCAAATTCTAAGGAAAGACTACGATTCTTGTACTTCACATCTCCGCCAGTAACCGCTTCAGTGATATCTAGTGTTCCATCTGCTCCTTGAATATCCAGTTCATATGTTTTTGGTTCCGGAAAACCAAGAGTGATCGCAGTCCACCCAAGATTCCAATCCTTTAAGGTATGTTTTTCTCCGATCGTGACTCCTAATGTTCCTGGCATACTATACACCTCCTCTTGATTTTCGTGTTGCTCTTGTACTTAATTCTGTATCCATGTAAGGGGCGATTACTCTTGTAACCTCTCGACCATCTATAATCAGTGGCACTTCTATTCGCTCTGGACCGGTATAAACTATTGAGTCTGATCCATTAGCTGAATCCGTTTGCACAACTGGCTGCATCCTTGTTGTGATCGTCTGCATCTGCAGGTTAATCGCATCCTGCATCCTTGACTGAATATCTTGAACGTTCAACTTCGCTTTCGCAAATTTCTGTGCCATGTTCTGAGAAATCGTTCCCATTTGTTTATACAGATTTGGAGCTTCTTTTTCATGTCCTTTGATTGCTCCCTGAATATCATAAGAACCAATCTTTGCAAATTCTCGAGATGGGGAATGAATCTTAAGTGTCTTTTTGGCTGTCTTAATAATATTCTGGCAGATTTTCTTCATGGATTTGCTGAGGTTTCTGGTTTCGCTTTCCATACCTGCAGTTAATCCCTTGGCAATATTAACTCCTGCCTGTTTCATCTCTTTCTGCAGATCATCCGTTACTGTTTTCATTTCAGATTCATAATTTGCCTGAAGTTTTGCGAGATCATCTCCAAAGAAGTTTTCAGAAAATGTTTTGGACATATTCTGCTGCTGATTCCACTTATTAATGTAAGCCTGCTGTTCAGTTTCTGACATATGCTGGAACCATGCCATATAAGCGTTTCCTGCATCAATATCCATTCCGAGAATCTTTTCCATCATAGACTCAGGAATCTTGTTTTCTAGCAACTTCAAGTTCTTTTGATACTTTTCAATGTCCATGATATTCTGATCAAGGTTATAGATATTTCCCCAAGATTGCTGTTTATCAGTTAAACTGTCCATCTTGCTCTTGATGTTGTTATACGCTTCCTGATATTCATCAGATAAGTCTTGTAACTTTTCCTGTGCAATCTTGTTTAATCGATCAGCTTCTTTCTCAAATGCATCATTGTAAGCTGCTGCAGTTTTCTCTCCGGCAGTTTTTAACTGCTTTTCTTCTGCATTGTTTTTTGCTTTTAGATTTTTCAGCTGTTTCTTTAATCGCGCTTTTTCTTTCTTGTTCTTAGTTTTGCTGATTTTATCTTGTAACTTCTGCTCTTCCTTATCGTGCTTAGAGGAAACCTTACTTGTCTGCTGATCAATGATTTCTTGTACGGTTTCTGATGATCTTGACTTTGCTGTGTTGAGTGCTTCAGATATACCAGACACTAGGTTGTTCCCGATATCGGAATAATTTCCTTTCTTGGATGCAGTCTTAGCTGCAGATAATGCTTCATTCACAGAAAGCTTCATTTCTGCATTGAGTTCTGTCTGCCCTTCTCTAACGCCCTTTGCCACACCTTTTGGAATATTCTTTCCAATCGCATCTTTATATACACGAGATGGTGAATGGATTCCTAAGGCTGTGGCTGTGGCTTCTACGGATGCATTTGCCATCTCTCCAGAAGCATTTTCTACATCTTTGGTATGCTTTCGGATACCTACTGCCATTCCTAACGGCATCCATTTTCCTACGTCACTTTCCATGACACGGGATGGCGAATGAATCTCACCTTCTGCTTTTGCGGCTGCAACTGCAGCTCTTACCGCTTCTCTTGCGGCTGCTGATACAGCATCAGAGTTTGATCTGATACCAGATGCTAATCCAAGAGATAAATTACCACCAACGGATACAAAAGAAGATTTCTGCGCACTTGCTCCGGAAGAACCTGCTTTAGATACTTTTGAACCGGCAGATTTTACTGTTCCGGACTTTGCTGTGATCCCTTTAGAAAATTCCGATGTCATCTTTCCGCCGGCTGTTTTTGCTTTGCCCGAACCAGAAGCAAGCCCTGCTGCGGTTGTTTTGCTGATTTTATCTGCAGCTGATTTTGCTTTACCAGATCCTTTTGAAAAAGAAGATAAATAACTATTAAACGATTGAACTCCGGCACTTGAATTATTCGTAGCAGTAATCTTACTTGCTTTTTTAATTGCTGTGCTATTTTTCTTAACTGTAGTAGCTGCTTTTCCTGTTTTGGTTGCAATAGCATCAAACGAGCTTGCTGCAGCTGAATTATCTACCTTGCCGATTTTTAAACTGTTTTTTATCTTTGTTGCCTGGCTTTTTGTCTTTTGTGCTGTACTATCAATAGCTTTTGTAAGACCAAATGCATTCTGATCTCCAGATAAGTCTATCTTTGTTAGTTCTTTGATTGCATCTTGAACCGGCGTCTTTCCTTGTGCAACTTTCGTTGCAAGTTCTGTTGGAATCTTAGATCCATCAATTCCTGCTTTTGTTATTGCTTCCTGGAAAGAAATCATACGACTTAATGCGGCCGCTGCTTCTTTCGGTTTTCCACTACCAGATGTGATCGCATTTGCTAAATAGTCCGGTACCTGTATACCACCTTGCTGTGCCTTAGCTTTCAGATCTTCGAACGTGACAAGATTTTTTACTGCCTGCACAGACGTAGGGACCGCATATTGTCCGGAACTAATTCCTTGCGCTACGCTATCAGGAACTTTAACACCTGCATCCTTTGCCTTTTGGATCAGATCGGTCCAATTGATCGCATTCTGCATCTGTTTTGCAGCACTCTTAAATGATATAGATCCATCAGAAATCCCTTTTGACAGATACTGTGGTATCTTCATACCTTGTTCTTGCATCTTGGCCAACTGATCGGAATTAACCAGATCATCTAATTTGATCAAGCTCTTTAATTCTTTTCCAGATGTTGGATTTGCATAAACACCCTGTTTGATTCCCTCTCCAACAGATTTTGGAATATCACTCGCTTTAATCTTTGCCTGTTTGGCCAGATCATCTAAAGATTTCAGATACTCTGTATAATTTGCCTGTGCTGTATATTTGTCTGTGTATGCAGTCAGTTCTTTTTGTGCTGCATTTAAGTTTTTACCACTTTGCTCAACCGCCTTATTGGCTGTCATCATTGCATCATAGTATTTTGTCAGATCATTAGAAGCTTTCTTATATTCATCACTGCTTGT